GTCTCGAACGCCACGAACATGGCCGTCGGCGCCTGGCGGAAGATCGCGATCTCCTGCTCGGGTACGACCGGCAAGAGCTACGTCGCCACCGTCGGCGGTGGGACCGAGGCCGACTCCGGCACGGTCGGTGTCGGCACCCCGGACGGTCTCACGCTCGGCGGCCGCGCCCCGGCCGACAGCAGCGAGCCGTTCAACGGGCGACTCGCTTACGTCCGCGTGTGGACGGCCGAGCTGACGCAGGTACAGATCGAAGCCGAGTGGGCCAGCACCACCCCGGTGGTCACCGCGAACCTGTGGGCCAACTGGCCGCTCACCGACTCCACCGACCTGACCGACCACTCCGGCGGCGGCCGCAACCTGACAGCCGGGACGACCGCCGTGTCGACCGAGGCTGACCCGCCGCTCGGCGGGGCCGTGACCGGCTCGGCGGCTGCCACGTTCGGCGGCCTCACTGGGGCAGCGAGCGGAACGCGGACGGTCGTCGGCACGGCCGCCCTCACGGGAGGCGCGCTGACCGGTAGCGCTACCGGCGCCCGCACCGTCATCGGTTCCGCGGCCGCGCAGTTCGGCGGGCTTACGGCCACTGCGGTGTCACCGTCGCTCGTGACCGGGTCCGCGACCGCAGCGTTCGGCGGGCTGGCCGCGACGGCGCACGGCCACGGCCCGGCCCCCGTTGCGCAGGGCTCGTGGTCCGGGCTCCTCGACATCGTCCGCGAGGGCGCTCAGCAGTACCGCGAGGAACTGGATCGCGAACCGACCGCTTGCTTCGACTGCGGGGAGCCGCTCCGCCATGGTCCGAACAGCGAACTGTATTGCCCGTTCGACGGCTCGATCTGGACGGCGGGCAACCGCCTCGTCGGCCACGTCAGCACCGTGGGGAGGTGACAAGCGATGGAGCCCGTATATGCGACGCGTGAGGACGTGCAGCGCGCCCTCGACAGCAAGCTGACCGCACGCAACAGTGCGCAGATCGACCGCGCCCTGCAGTCCGCGTCCCGCGCCGTGGACAACGACCTGTGTCACCGCCGCTTCTACCCGGAGATCGCCACCCGCTCCTTCAACTGGCCCGACTCCCAGTCCCGCACCTCGTGGCGGCTGTGGCTCGACGCGAACGAGCTGATCTCCGTCACCACCCTCACCTCCGGCGGCACGACGATCGCGAGCGGTGACTTCCTCCTGGAGCCCGACCGGTACGGGCCCCCGTACAACCGGCTGGAGATCAACCTCGGCTCCTCGGCAGCATTCGGCGGCGGAGACACCCACCAGCGCGACATCACCATCACCGGCCTGTGGGGCTACCGCCTCGACGAAACCACCGTCGGCGCTCTCACCGCGGCCGTGTCGACGACGACCGCCGCCACCCTGACGGTCAGCGCGGCAGCGTCCGCGGAGCTCGGCATCGGCAGCGTGCTGCGTGTCGACTCGGAGCGGATGCTCGTGACCGGCCGGACCATGGCCGACACCGGGCAGAACGTCGGCGGTGCGGGGCTCACGGCACAGCAGAACAGCGTGACCGTCCCGGTGACGGACGGCAGCCTGTTCGCGGTCGACGAGATCCTCCTCATCGAGTCCGAGCGCATGCTGATCGTCGACATCGCAGGCAACACCCTCACCGTCATCCGAGCCTGGGACGGCTCCGTTCTCGCCGCGCACACCGCCGGCACCGACATCTACGCCGCACGCACCCTCACCGTGCGGCGCGGCGCGCTCGGCACGACCGCCGCCACCCACGCCGACGCTTCAGCGGTCGTGCGCTGGGATCCGCCCGGCCTCGTCAAGGACTTGGTCATCGCGGAGGCCATGAATCGGGTCACCAACGAGCAGGCCGGATACGCCCGCACCCGCCGGGCCACGGGCGGCAACCAGACGTTGGCGGCTCGCGACCTGCCGGCCCTGCGTGAGCAGGTCTACAACGCGCACGCCCGCAAGGGCCGCACGAGGGGGGTGTAGCGATGCCTGGCTTCGATGTCCGCGTCAACACGGGCGCTTCCGGGCCGTGGGCCACGGGGAGGGCGGCCCGTGCCCTGCACGACTATGCGGACGACGTCGAGTACCAGGTTGCTCGCGAGGGTGAGCGGATGGTGCATCAGCGGCTGCGGCAGGTGCTGCGGCATCCGACGGGCTACTACGAGTCGAAGATCAGCGTGGACCGGGCGGGCGACGGCTACAAGGTCCACGACGGGCGCATCGTGTACGGGCCGTGGCTGGAGGGCACCGGCTCCCGCAACAGCCCTGTGACCCGCTTCCCCGGCTACTTCACGTTCCGGCGGACCAAGCCGCTGCTGGACCGCAAGGCACCGCAGATCGCCCGCGAGCTCCTGGCCCGCTACCGGTCGAGGGGGCTGATCTGACATGGCCCTCGACATCCGCACCATCCTCGACGCGGTCGAGTCGCACGCCCTCGCGTCCGGCTACTTCGTCGCCGTGAACGGGCACGAGCCCAAGTCCGCGCCCACCACCGGCATCACAGCGGCGGTGTGGGTGGAGCAGATCGGCCCGGCCCGCGGCGGCTCCAACCTCAACTCGACATCGGCCCGGCTCGCACTGTTCGTGCGCCTGTACTCGTCGATGATGCAGCAGCCTACGGACGCCATCGACCCCGATCTGATGACCGCCCTGGACGCCCTGATGGGCGCGTACAGCGGCGACTTCACCCTCGGCGGGCTGGTGCGCCATGTCGACCTGCTGGGCGCCTACGGCGACGGCCTGTCGGCGCGGGCGGGCTACCTGGACGAGGGGGACGCGGAGTACCGGGTCATGACGATCACCCTTCCACTCATTGTCAACAACCTCTGGGCGCAGGTGGCGTAGATGACAATCAGGAGCGGCCTCGGCCAAGCCTTCTACCTCGGCGGCTACGACCTCAGCGGCGACACCGGATCCGCCGACGACATCGGCGGCGGCCTGTCCGGCACCCAGGACACCACCGCGATCAACATGTCCGCGTTCCGCCGCAAGGGCCTGCTGCGGGACGGACGGATCTCGTGGATGAGCTTCTTCAACCCGGAGACCGCGGCCGACGACCCGCCGAACACGGAGGACCGGGCGCACGTCATCCTCGGCGCGCTGCCCACCACTGACCGGCACCTGATGTGGGCGACCGGCAGCACCATCGGCTCCCCGGCCGCATGCATGGTCGGCAAGCAGATCAACTACGACCCGACCCGGGCACAGGACGGGACACTCACGATCGCCGTCAACGCGCAGGCCAACGGGTACGGCCTGGAGTGGTGTGACCTGCTGACGGCCGGCGTGCGTACCGACACTGGCGCGGCGAACGGGTCGTCGCTGGACCTCGGCACCGGAAGCCTGGCCTTCGGTCTCACCGCCTACCTCCAGGTTCTGTCGTTCACCGGCACCGACGCGACGATCACCATTCAGGAGTCGTCGGACAACGGGGCCGGCGACGCGTGGGCCAACGTCACCGGTGGCGCCTTCACGCAGGTCACTTCGGGGCCGGGTGTGCAGCGGATCCAGACCAGCCGGAGCCAGACGGTGGAGCGCTACCTGCGGGTCGTGACGACCACCTCGGGCGGCTTCTCGAACCTGGAGTTTGTCGTGGCCGTGCACCGGCCGAACGTGGAGGTGCTGTTCTGATGGGCCAGCCATTCCGACCCAGAGACCCGCTAGCGCCGGCGCAGGCGTATCAGACGTGGTCGGTGAAGTCCCGCCCGGACAAGGCCGTCAAGACGGTGTGCGAGCGGGTCGGCTGCGCGGCGTGGCGGCTGGGCTGGGACACCGTCGTCGACGAGTCCACCAAGCTCGGCAAGGACCAGGCGGCATTCATCCGCACGCAGTCGAGGCGGACGTTCCGGGAGCAGCGCACGGCGGTGGGTCTGACGGTGTTCCGGTTCGAGTCCGGGCAGCGCTGCTTCGCGGATCACCAGACGATGCCGGAGAAGTACGTGGTGCAGCGGGGTGATTACCGGGCGAAGGTCGGCGAGCTGCGGGTGCACAAGCGGGCGGCGGACTGGGTGGAGCACGTGCAGGAGCACATGGGCCGACTGCTGGACGAGCGGGACAAGGGCTAGCCGCGCCGCCTGGCGTAGCACGAAACGGAAGGAAATAGGACATGGCGATCGAATCGGGCTTGGGGTGGACCTCGTTCAACGTGGACGATTCGGGCAGTTCCGCCCGAGACATCCGCGCCAGCGTCTTCAACCTGGACTGGACGATGCCGCGCGGCGTGCAGGACATCACCGCGCTGACGCAGTCCGCGAACGCGCGACTGCTGCTCCTCGCGGACTTCTCCGGCACCTTCGCGGGCGGCTTCGACGACGGGTCGAACCTGGCGCACGCCGTTTGTAAGACCGTCTCCAGCACCTCGGTGAACCGGACGATGGGCATCACGATCTCCGGCCAGACCCTCAACAACGAGGTCCTGTTGACGGACTACGCGCTGACCAGGGCGCAGTCCGGGGAGTTCACGTTCTCGGTGCCGTTCCAGCTTGCGGATGGCGTCGTTCCGACTTGGAGCTAGGTCCACGTCGAGTCAACGAGCAGATCAACGGCGGGGTATGCCCGCACCAGGAGAGATGACCATGGGATACCGTCCGCCCCGCAAGATCTACAACCTGGACTTCACCGGCACCGACTATGAGGGCCTCCAGGTCGCCCTGCGCGGCTTCACCGTCGGCGAGGAACTCGACCTCGACGACAAGGACATGACCGGGCCCCTCATCGTCGAGACGCTGGTGGCCCGTCTCGTCTCCTGGAACGTTGAAGACGACCAGGGGCAGCCGGTGCCCGCGACCCATGAAGGGGTGCGCTCCCAGGACAGCGTCATGATCGGGGCAATCATCAGCGCCCTGCGCGAGGCGACAAGCGGGGTCCCCGCCCCTTTGCCCGAGACCTCGCCCTCTGGCGAGACCTCCCCGGCGCCCCCCATCCCGATGCCGATGGCGCCACTGTCCGAGAACCACCAGAGCTCGGCCGTGCCCGCCTGATCCTCGGCCTCCTGCGCCGGTTCCCCGGCTACACGCTCACCACCCTGCTCAACGAAGACGCTGAGCTACTGCGCCTGTTGCAGATCGAGAAGCTCGGCACACCTGAACCCGAGGAAGGAGGGGACCCGGAATGGCTGACGACGTAACGATCACAGTCCACGTCCGCGACCTGACCGGCCCCGGCTTCCGCTCGGTCACCCACAACATCAACCAGCTCCAGCGCCAGGCCAACCAGATGGGCGGCTCGCTGCGCATCGTCGGCGGCCAGCTCAACCAGGTCGCCGGCGCCGCACAGAACGCGGGCAACAGCTTCGGCGGCGGCATGGGACTGCGAGGGCAAGCGATCGCCGCGGGCGCGGCCCTTGGTACGACGCTGCTGCCCACGATCGGCGCACTGGCGCCGATGCTGTCCGGCCTCACTGTGGTGGCCGGTGGTGGCGCGCTCGCACTCGACGATCTGAAGAAGAAGGCGAAGCAGCTCAAGGGCCCGTTCGAGGAATGGCAGAAGATCGCGAACAAGGCGGTCGCACCCCACACCGAGAAGGCCGTCAAGTCCCTGAAGTCGGCGATGGAGGACCTCAACCCGGTCATCAAGATCGGAGCCGACACCTTCGGCCGGATCACGGAGAAGGCCGCAGGGTTCGTGAACAGCCCCGCCTTCCAGTCGTCGTTCGCGAAGAACGCCGAGATGGGCTCCAAGTGGGTGGAGGAGTTCGGCAGCAGCATCGGCGACTTCACGCAGGCCTTCCTGGACTTCGGCACCAAGAGCCAGCCGGCGCTCGACGCGTGGCAGGACCTCCTCGGCGGGTTCCTCGACACGGGCCTGCCCGGCATGTTCCAGGAGATGGAGAGGGGTGTCGGCGGCTCTTCGGATGTTCTGTCCGGCCTCGCCAGCCTGATCAACGATTCGCTGCTGCCGACGCTCGGCAAGGTCGCCGGGTCGTTCACGGAGGCGTTCGGGCCGCTGCTGAAGGAACTCTTCATCGGCGCCGGGCACGGCATCGAGTTGTTCGGTGAGCTGTTCTCCGGGGCGATGAAGGCCTTGGAGCCCGCGGCGAAGGTCGCGGCGGACGTGTTCCGCGGCCTCAACGAAGTGTTCGAGATCGGCGCGTCGGTGGCCGGGGACCTCGCGTCGGCTCTGGGTGGCGCGCTGCTGGGCACGATCTCTGAGTTCGCCGGGACGGGCGACGACGTCGAGGGGATGACGGGCGGCTACACCAAGTTCTCGGACTGGGTGAAGGAGAACCAGACCACGATCCGCATGGCGTTCACTGCCATGGGCATGGCCATGATCGACATGGTGAACATGGGCATCCAGTCCGTGCCCATGCTCATGGGCGCCTTCGAGGGCCTCGCTGACATGGTCCTCACCAGCATCGACGGCATGATCAGCGGCCTCGCCGGGGCGTTCGGGGATGTGCCCATCGTGGGCGACTTCCTGAAGGACGCGAACGAGCAGTTCGACGAGATGGCGGGCGGCTTCCGGGAGAAGCTCGGCGGGATGACGCAGTCCGCCGAGGACTTCGCAGCCGTTGCCGGGGAGAAGCTCGGCAGGGCCAAGCTGGTCCTGAACGTGGACCAGGCCTCCGCGAACTTGAAGTACATCAAGGAAGAGCTGAAGGACCCGAACCTCACCGAGACGCGTGAGGCGAAGCTGAAGGCCGACAAGTCACAGGCCGAGGCTGCTCTGGCAGACGCCAAGCAGCGGCTGAAGGACTTCGACGGGAGGAAGGCCACCGCCAACGTCGGGACGAACCTCAGCGGCTTCCTCGGCGGGATCGCGACGGCCAACAAGACGAACCCCCGACCGAAGAGCGTGTCCGTCGGGGCGAACTTGGGGCCGTTCCGCAGTGCGGTCGGCGGGATCGCCGGGCGGGTGGTGGGCACCTCGTACATCAACGTCGCCTACCGGCAGGTCGGTTCCGCGATCGGTGGCGCCGTCCTGAACAAGGCGGACGGCGGCATCCTCAGCTTCTACGCGAACGGCGGCGTCCGGAATGAGTCCCATGTCGCGCAGATCGCCCCGGCGGGGTCGTGGCGGGTGTGGGGTGAGCCGGAGACGGGCGGCGAGGCGTACATCCCGCTGAGCCCGGCGAAGCGGGGCCGGTCGCGTGAGGTGGCCGCACAGGCGGTCAGCATGCTCGGCGGGGATGTGCAGTGGTTCGCGAAGGGCGGCGTCACCAAGGCGGAGCGGGAGGCCCGTAAGGCGGCCACCGGCGACCTGACGATCTCCCACTTCGGGCGGATGGCGGGCTACAAGTCTTCGGAGATCGTCGGCGACCTGGCGCGCGCGGACTCCCTCAACAGCCTGGTGGGTGCGCTGAACCAGTGGCGCTCCATCATCATGAAGGCGACGCACGGCGGCGTGGAGAAGAGCCTGCTGAGGGCGTTGGACTCCGCGGGCAAGAAGCTCCTGAAGTGGGAGCGGCAGCTGGACAAGGCGTCCGACTCGCTCCAGAAGTCCAAGGACCGCCTCAACGAGCTGAAGCAGGCCGCCTCGCAGCTGCGGGAGAGTGTCCGCTCCGGGGTCCTGGGCTCGGCGAATATCACCCGTGGCGTGAACGGCGACAAGCCGGTCACCGTGGCTTCGATCATGGGTGGGCTCACCGCGAGCCGGGACAAGGCGACCGCGTTCGCCGGCGCTCTGACGGGCCTGAAGAACAAGGGCTTGTCGGGGGATCTGATCAGGCAGATCGCCGAGGCCGGTATCGAGGGCGGCGGCCTGGAGACAGCCGGGGCGCTGATGAGCGCTTCGTCGTCGGAGATCGCGTCGCTCAACAAACTTCAGTCGCAGATCAGCACCGCCGCGACGGCCGCGGGCAAGGTCACCGCGGATGCCGTGTATGCGTCGCAGATCAAGACGCAGGAGAAGCTCGTCAAGGCGTGGCAGACGACGGTGGACAAGCTGTCGAAGTCCATGGAGGACCTCGCGAAGTCCATGGAGCGGTTGATCGAGAAGGGCTTCAAGGGCAAGGCAGGCGGCGGCATCGTTGGCGCTGCCGCGACGGGCGGGCTC